AGTGTGTCGATCTGAGGAGGGACCGTGTTGTCCAGGGCCGTCAAACACTGGGCGCTTTGGGAGCCTGACGAGCTGGAGACGCTGCGTCGCGCGGTGGCCAATGGTTGGAGCCTGGCCGCCGCCTGCGCACTGTTCCCCGAGCGCAGCTATCACAGCGTCAAGGACCGATATTACAGCTTCCGTCCACAGCGAGAGGCCGAGTACCAATGGTACCGCCCCGCCTTCGAGGATGCGAAACTTCAGAAAGCCGCACGGGAAGGCTCGGCTCAGCTATTGGAGGCTATCGAACGATATCATCCACATCAGGTCAGCCACAGGGACGCGCGGTGAAGGCGCGAACAATCCGAACAGATCGCGCGCGAAAGTCATTTCTCGACGTGTTTTCAGAGAGTTGCAACGTGTCTGAGGCGTGCCGCGCTGCGGGTATTGGGCGCACGGCCGCATATGACTGGCGCAATGACGATGAGACGTTCAGGAAGGCATGGGACGAGGCCGAGCAGACCGCCATCGACAAACTGGAAAAGGTCGCATGGGACAGGGCAACCGACAACTCCGACCGGATGCTTGAAATCCTCCTGAAAGCCCACCGTGCCGAGAAATACGTGGAGAAGGTGCGCAACGAGCATTCAGGCCCGGGCGGCACGGCCATGCGGCACGAGATTGTCCTCAACATGGTCAAGACCGATGCACCGACCGACCCAGATCGACCTGCCTGACTGGGCCGAGTGCCTGTGGAAGCCTGCCCGCAACATCGCATTGTGGGGCGGGCGCGGCGGCGCCAAGTCGCGCTCGATCGGCACCGCACTGGTGCTCCAGGCCGCGCAGGAACACCACCGCGTGCTCTGCTGCCGCGAGATACAGAACAGCATCCGGGCCTCGGTCAAGCGCCTGCTAGACGACGAGATCGAACGCTGCGGCCTCTTTCACCTGTTCGAGTCCACCGAGCGCGAGATCAGGGGACCGAACGACAGCCTGTTCATCTTCTCGGGACTGCGCGGCAATGCGTCCGGCATCCGGTCCTATGAGGGCCTGACCGATGTATGGGTGGAGGAAGCGCAGACCGTCAGCCAGGCATCCATCGACAGCCTGGAGCCGACGATGCGCGCGCCGGGGTCGCGGCTGATCTGGTCGTGGAATCCGGACCTTGAGAGCGACCCGGTGGACGCGATGTTCCGCGGCAACGACACGAAACTCCCGACCTACACCGGCCCGCCTTGGCCCGGTCCTCCGCCTCGCTCGGTCGTGGTCAACGTCAATTACCCGCAGAACCCGTGGTTTCCGCAAGACCTCCGCGAGAAGATGGAATGGGACCGGACCCGCGACTTCGACAAGTACCAGCATATCTGGCTCGGGCAGTACCGGCGTAACTCTGAAGCCCGTGTCTTCCGCAACTGGCGGGTGGAGGCGTTCGAGAGCCCCGCCAACGTCGAGTACCGGCTGGGCGCTGACTTCGGCTTCTCGATCGACCCGAGCTGCGCGCTGCGGTGCTATATCGACGGCACGCAACTGTTCGTGGATCACGAGGCCTGGGGGCTGCAGGTCGAGATCGTGAACCTGCCCAACCTGTTCATGGGTATTCCCGATGCCGAAAAATACTGGATGACGGCCGACAGTTCGCGGCCCGACACGATCAGCCACCTTCGGAACAACGGCTTCCCCCGCATCCAGTCGGCCATGAAGGGGCCGCGCTCGCTCGAGGAGGGCGTGGAATGGCTCAAGAGCTACGACATCGTGGTCCATCCCGGTTGTCAGCATCTTATCGACGAATTGACCCATTACAGCTACAAGGTGGACAGCCTGACGGGGCAGGTAACGAGCGTGCTGGAGGACAGGGATAACCACCTGATCGACGCTCTCAGGTACGCCACAGAAGGCGCGCGGCGGGCGTTGAAGGGCAAGGACAGGGTGGTATCCGTGACCATCCCGTCCATGGCGACGGGGTTTGCGAGGCGCCGAGCCTAGCTTCAGAAAATCCACTGCCCACCCGTCCAGGCGGTAGGTGTGGGGCGTGTCAAAGAAACTCGATGAAGTCCACAGCCGCGCCACCAAGCGCATGGACACGGTATGGGGCCAGCAAAAGGACGAGCGCGCCTTGTGCCTTGAGGACCGCCGGTTCTACTCGGTCCAGGGGGCGCAGTGGGACGACGAGTGGGGCGTGCAGTTCGAGAACGCGCCGCGGCTGGAGATCGACAAGACGCACAAGGAGGTGGTGCGGATCTTCAGCGACTACCGCAACAACCGGATCAGCGTCGATTTCAGGCCCAGCGACGAGGCGGCCGACGATGACACCGCCGACACGCTGGACGGCCTCTACCGCGCCGACATGGCCAAGTGCAACGGGCAGGAGGCCGATGATACCGCGTTCGAGGAGGGTGTGGGCGGCGGCATGGGCGGGGCGAGGCTGCGGGCCGTATCCGAGGACGAGGCCGACCCGGACAACGAGTACCAGCGCATCGTCAAGGAGCCGGTGCCGGACGCCGACCAGCGCATGTTCTTTGACCCGGACAGCATCTTCCAGGACAAGCATGACGCCAAATGGGCGCTGCTGCTGACGCCGATGTCGGAAGAGGCGTTCGAGTCCGAATATGGTGAAAAGGCATCAACGGATTTCAAGGACTGGCCGCGCGAGGTCAACGGGTTCGAGTGGCACCGGGCCGAGAAAAAGGTCGTGTGGGTCGGCGAGTATTACGAGGTGGAGCAGAACAAGACGGTCTGCGTCTACATGGTCCATCCGGTCATCGACGATGGCGAGGAAACCAAGCTGCACGACCCGTCCGATGAAACGCTGGCGGACATGGCGGCCGAGGGCTGGTCGGAGGTGCGCCGCCGCGACATCAAGCGCCCGCGCGTCCACAAATACTGCCTCTCCGGGAAAGAGGTCCTGAAGGACGAGGGGCTGATCGCCGGCCGCCATATCCCGCTGATCCCGTTCTATGGGAAACGCTGGTACGTGGAGGGGATCGAGCGTTGTTCCGGGCACGTCCGCAAGGCCAAGGACCCGCAGAAGCTCTATAACGCCGAAGTCTCGCAGCTTGCCGACATATCCGGCAGCACGCCCCGGGAAGTGCCGATCTTCGACCCCGAGCAGATCAACGCGAAGATGGCCCAGGAATGGGCCGACATGAACATCAAGCGGCTGCCGTTCGTGCTGGCCAAGGCGCTCCGTAACGAGGATGGCACGATTGCGCACATGGGGCCGATCGGCACGGTGGCACCGCCGCAGATGCCGAAGGCCCTCGCCGCCCTGCTCCAGATATCGAACCAAGACATTGCCGAGATCATCGGCGCCAACGAGCAGGCCGAGGAGGTGCCGTCCAACACTTCCGCGCAGGCGATCGAGCTGGTGCACACCCGTTCGGACGACAAGAATTTCATCTATCTCGACAACTTCCGCCAGTACAAGACCCGCGAGGGCGAGGTATGGCTCAGCATGGCCGAGGAGCTGTACGTTGAGGAGGGCCGGCGGATGCAGGCTCTGGACGAGACCGGTGGCCGCAAATACGTGGCGCTGGGCGAGTCTGCGCTGGCGAAGGATGGCGATCAGGTCACGCTCAACGACTTCTCGAGGGCCAAGTTCGACGTGATTGTTGACGTTGGCCCATCCTCGCAATCGCGCCGCGATTCCACGGTGCGCAGCCTTGTCGGCATCGCCCAGGTGGCGGCGCAGGTTCAGTTGATGGACCTGGCCGGGGGCGCGATCACCGCCGCCATTTCACAGATGGACGGCGAGGGCATCGACGGCCTGAAGGACTTCGCCCGCAAGAAGGGTATAATGATGGGCACGATCAAGCCCACCGAGGAAGAAGCCGCGGAACTGGCCAAGCAGCAGCAGAACCAGCCGCAGGACCCGAACGCCATGCTGGCGCAGGGCATGACGCAGCAGGCATTGGCCGAGGCCGAGAAGGCGAAGGCCGGCACCGTCAAGACGCTGGCCGAGGTGGAGAAGATCAAGGTGCAGATCGCCGAGACGCTGGCTGGCATCAAGCGCGAGGACCGGCAGCAGTGGATGGATGCTGTGATGCGCGATGCCGACCGGCTGGCGGAACATGCTGTGCAGATGAACGGCGCAACGTAGCCATGCGCCAGCCAGTCACCCGCACCGACTGGTCGAAGATCGAAGCCTATTTGCCCACACCCAGCCTCGCCGTGCTGACGCTCCAGGCGATCAGGGCGCGGATACGGTAGCTTCAGAAAATCCACGCGGCTGAAATTAGGCGCTTATCGTGCGCGAAACCGTCCTCCTGAAAGGCGCAACGTGGCCAAACTGACACAATTCGCGATTATCAGGAGCATGTGGTTTTTTCACCGCCTGCTTTTGCGGGCAATACAAGAAGGATTTGTTAAAATGTCAGCCGAACTCGACCGCCTCACCACCGAAGTTGCCGAAACCAAGACCGCCGCGCAGTCCGCGATCACCCTGATCGCCGGCCTTGCCCAGCAGATTCGCGACCTCAAGACCGACCCAGCGGCGCTCGCCGCGCTTGCCGACAGCCTCGACGCCGACCAGGCCGAGATCGCCGCCGCCATCACCGCGAACACGCCGTCGGAGCCGCCCGTCGAGTAACGGCTTCAGGATAAACTTGCGAAAGGGCGTGGCTTCGGTCGCGCCCTTTTTTGCACCAACTTCAGAAAATCCACATTCCCCGCTTGACCCGCATATTTTGACCGCATCGGCAGCCACCAGCCGCAACGGTGAGAAGAGGTCCAAGTATGGCAGACGAACCGGAGGAAGTGCCCGAAGGCGAGGAAGTTCTGGAACTGGAGGTAAAGGACATTGCTCCCGAGCCCGAAGCCAAGGAACCAGACGCACCCCAGGCCGAGGATGACGAGGAAGTCATTCTCACCATCGGCGACGAGGTTTCGCCAGCCTCGGGTGAAGAAAACGCGACGATCCGCCAGATGCGGGAGGCGCTGAAGGCCAAGGAAGACCGCATCAGGGAACTGGAGCGGGGGACCGAGTCCAAGCCCATCGAGATAGGCGAGGAGCCGAGCCTCGAATCCTGCAACTACGATGAGGACGCTTTCAAGGCTGACTGGAAAGCCTGGAACAGCCGAAACACCGAGGCGGAAGCGGCCAAAACCAAGGCCAGGCAGGCCGTGGAGGAGGTCCAGACGCGATGGAATGCGAAGCTCGCTGAATATGGCACCCAGAAGGACACACTGAGGGCCAGAGATTTCGAGACGGCTGAGGCGGCTGTCCTCAATGACTTCAGCGAAGTGCAGCAGTCCATCGTCATATCGGGAGCGAAGAACAAGGCGCTCGTTGTACTGGCCTTGGGACGCAACCCCGCCCGCCGCGCGGAACTCGCCAAGCTAACGGACCCCATCGAATTTGCCGTTGCGATCGGCCAACTGGAGGCACAGACGAAGATGGAGCGCAGGAAACCGGCGACCAATCCTGAAGGCAGGGTGCAGGGCTCAGGCTCGACCACCTCGCAGGAGGCGTTGTCCGACAAGCTACCCGCCGACGAATGGGCCAGGCGACGCAATGAGCAGGTTCGAGCAGCCAACAGACGATGAACCTCAACCTTTGCGGGAATTGACCCATGGCCAACACACTTCTCACCCCTACGGCAGTGACCCGAGAGGCGCTGCGCATTCTCCACCAGAAGCTGAACTTCATCGGCACCATCAACCGCCAGTATGACGGCCAGTTCGCCCGTGATGGCGCGAAGATCGGCAGCTCCCTGCTTATCAGGATGCCGAACCAGTACACCGTCCGCGCCGGCAAGAACATCAACGTGCAGGACACGGTGGAGACTTCGCAGACGCTCATCGTGGCAACGCAGAAGGGAGTGGACACCACGTTCTCGACCGCCGAGCTGACCATGAGCCTGGACGACTTCTCGAAGCGCATCCTCGAACCGGGCATGTCCGTGCTCGCATCCGCCATGGAATATGACGCGATGACGATGTACAAGGACGTGTACAACGCGATCTGGACGCCGGGCTCGCCGCTCACCTACGATCCGGTACTCGACGGGCGCGCGCTGATGCAGGTCAGTCTCGCGCCGATGAACGACCGCACCGCGAACCTCAAC